CCGAAACGGGCAAAGGTTTCTGAACTGGTAAAGCTGCTGGATCGGACGGCGCAGACCGTTCGCACATGGATCTCTGACCTGGAGTTGAGCGCAGACAGGCAGCACCGATACCCGACCGCGCCGCTTCTGGAGCGCAAGCGAGAAGTGGAGGCACGCGGCATGAAGCCTGAAGCCGCTGGCGCGGAGCTGGCCGATCCGATCACATGGGCGGACAAGCTAAAAGCGAAACAGGTCGAGAAGCTGGACGTGCAGATTGCAGAGTTGCGCGGGGAGCTGTGGAGCCGCGCCGACGTGATGACGTCATTCTCGGAATACAATGCCCGACTTCGTGGGACGCTGGAGAACTGGCGGCAGTCACGCGGGGCAAAAGACGGAACGCCAGACGGGAAGCGGTTGATTGATGAATTGGCCGATGCGATGATAAAAGAAGTGCATGATGAGTTCAGGCCAGCGCAATGATCCCCGAACTCCAAGCCCGCGCATATACTGACTGGACGCCTATCAAGCCGCTGGAGGTCTGGGAGTGGGCCGCGAAGAATATAGACTTCTCGCAGGCTCCGAACTATGACACGCCCATTCCGGGTCCGTATGATCCTGACTTCGTACCCTACGCAAAGCAGATCCTCGAATGGTGCAAGGATTACGAGACGCGGGAAATCTGGATTCGCAAGTGCTCGCGGGCTGGGGTGAGCGAGGCCATCTTGGTTTTCATGCGCTGGATCGTCGCGTGTTCTCCTCGTCCGACTTATTACCTGACCGCAGACCAGTTGACGACCGAGAGATTCATGGAGTCTCGGATCAAGCGCGGGATGCGGACCTGCCCGCCGGCGTGGGCGTATCACAAGCGGGCGCGGGAAACCGAGCACGATGTACGCTACGAGCATATGGACTTTCGCGTATCCTGGCCCAACGCCAAGGGAGCATTCAAGCAGGACGGGTGGGCGGTCATTGTCGCGGACGAGTTCAGCACATGGAAGTCGTTCGCTGCGGATATGCTGAGAAAGCGTGCGGGGACGTATCGATTCCACAAGATCATCGGCGTCTCCAGTCCCGACCCGACCCGCAAAGGCACGGACGGCGACCCGATCATCCTTGAATATGACAGCACGGATCGATGCCTCTGGATGATGCCCGATCCCAGCACTGGCAACCGCTTTGCGTGGGAGTTTGGTGGCGCGGGGAAGCCCTACGGACTCAAATGGCCCGACGATGCGAAAGATCCTGAGACGGGCGACTGGAATCTGGAGCGGGTGCGGAATGAATCCTACTACCTGACGCCAGACGGTACGCGGATCGAGAACGGGGAGCGGATGGATATAAACCATCGCGGCGAGTGGGTGGCGACGAATCCCGACGCGCCAGCGCATATCCACGGGATATGGGTGGTCGGGCCGATGGTTCCATTCCTCGATGGAGATTTCGGGGTCATGGCGTATCGGTTTCTGGAGGCGAAGCGCAAGGGGCTTGATGCGCTCCGAACATACTTCTACGAGAACTGGGCTGACACTGGAAACATGCCAAACAGCACAGCGGTCGGAGATGTAAACCTACGCGGCAGGGAGCTAAACTATTTCCGCGAGGGCAGATTCTGGGATTCGGAAAAGGACGGCATCCCGCAGATCATAGTCCCAGAGAATTTTTCAAAGGGCTTGATTCTGACGGCAGACGTGCAGAAATATCACTTGTGGTGGGTTTCCCGCTGGTGGATGATTACTGGCGAGCGGGTAGAGTGCGGTCTGGAATCATGGGGCAACGTGGCGAACTTCGACGACCTTGCTGGGGTTTGCGAGCGAGCGGGTGCGTCCTGTGTAGGGGTTGACATCGGCTATGCAGGGCGATTCGGCGAGACGGCGGACTACTGTGCAGACACGGGTGCGATTGCGCTGAAGGGTGAGGAAAACATGAAGACCGACATCCACCTGCGCGACGACATGGACCCTGGCGAGGGGCGAAAAGCGAGGGCGAGGGCAAGCGCCAGATACCAGATGCTGACATGGAACACGGAGATGTTCAGAAGCAAGTTGCTCGCGGCGATGCGTGGCGAGACTCCCTGGTCGTGGTGGGTTTATCGGATGCCAGAGCGGGAATATACCCGACAAGTCTTGAGCACGCACAAGGTCGATGGCGAATGGAAGACGAAAAAGGGTCATCCGCAGGATCATCTGTTCGACTGCGAGGTCATGCAGTTGGTCCTTGCGCGATACGACTCGCTGATCCAGTAGGCAATTCGGCATGATAGGCAGCGAAAACAACCACAGAGAGGTCACTCGGTCGCCTGAATGGTGGAGCCGAAACGCCCCGACTGCCGAACCCGTCAAGCCGGAAGCGAGCAAGGATTGGGCGAGCCTTGATTGGCACTTGCTCGTCGCGATGCAGGCGCAGGGCAAGATAAGTGCGGTTGACTGGGCAATCATAGACGCAATCTATAATCAGGGGATTACATCCCCGACGCGCATCGGCGTGTATGCTGGAGTCAGCCGTCAGGTGGTATACACCACGTTGAGCAGATTACGCAATGTTTTCGGCGCATTCTGCGATTGACCCGTCCGTTTGAGCTTACACTTTCCGCCTATTAGTAGAGGGACATCAAGTTTAAGGCACATGGTCGCGACCGTGCCGACCCTCTTTAGGCATGACAGTCGAATCAGCACAATCAGACGTGGCAGATCTCAAGGCCGCACTCATCGGGTATATATCCGAGATTTCCCATACCGACGCCACGACGCAGGTAGTTCTCCAGAAACGCGCAACACTGACGCTTGAGAATTGGGAGAACGCCGCCAACGCGGAGGCCAATGTGACGGCATCCGCTGCGTCGAGCTATGGGTCATCCGTTGGCAATTCGATCACGAAGAAAACCGCAGAAGAATGTCGGGCACATGCTGGCGCACACATGGATTCATTCCGGCGTGCGTGTCTACTCGGTGGTGTGACCATTCCCACGTTCGAGGACGAGGGAGTCGCGCTGTGGAACTTCGCATGATCAAGCCGCTGGAGCAAGCGATTGCAAAGGTTGCGCCAGGCGTTGCGCTACGCCGCGCAGTGGATCGTCACAACCTGCGAGTGTTCTCCCAGTACAACGCCATGATGCCCGGATACAAGGGCGGGCAACCGTCACGACGGCGCAGGCTGATCAATCAGTCAGCAACGCGGGAGGACTTGACCGGCAACAGCGGCGACTACCAGTACCTCATCAGCGCCGCAATGAACCTGTACCGAAACGACCCGCTGACGCGCTCCATTGTGGATGTGGTCACGACATACATGGGCGAGTCCCGACCGCTGGCGACGACCTCTGATGAAGTCTTCAATGATGCCGCATCCAGCTATTTCAACGACTATTTCTGGCGTTCGGCAGACTCCCGACGCCGCCCAGGGGTTGATTACGGCACATTTCAGAAGATGTGGACCAAGTACTCATGGGTGGGCGGTGACATGCTTTTTGCGTTGCGAGAGGATGGTCTTTACCCCTACGAGGGGATTCAGATTGCGACACCGTTTGACCTCCGCGCAGACAAGCAAATCGTGAACGGAGTGCGGATTCAGGCATCTGCACCGCATCGCATCACCCATTATTACGTCATCGGCCACAAGGGAGGCCGCGCCAACATTGGACGGAACGATTACCAGCGAATCCGAGAAAGTCAGGCAATCTTCGCGCCGTCCCAATACTGGCGGTCGGCGATGCTGCGAGGCGTGCCGGAGTTGCATGGCGTCGTTGACAAGCTCCAAGACTTTGACGAAACGAATGAGAACGTCCAGAGCAAAATCAAGTTTGAATCGATGATCTTCTCCGTGGAGAAAAAGGGAGCCATCGGCAACCTCCCAGGGCGAAAGGTGCTTGACACCGACTCTGCGCTTGGCGAACAGGTGGAATATTCAGAGGTCGAATGGGGTGCGCGATTCAAGACGCCGGGCGATCCAGACAAAGACTTCAAGTTGACCAATATGAACACACCGAGTCAGGAACATGTGCCATACATGGAGTTCACTGGCCGTCTAATAGCTGCGGGTTGCGGGTTGCCATACGAAATAGTGATGCACCTATACACAAACGGGAGTTACACCGCAAACCGTGCAGCCCGCACTGACTTTGCGAAGTTTACGATGGATCGCTGGTTATGGCGCAATAAAGTGCTGAACCAGAGAGTGTATAATTGGGTCATCGCCCGCGCCATCAAGCATGGTGAAATCCCTGCCGCACCAATCGGGGACGATGGGCGCAGCGAGTGGCACAAGTGCCAGTGGACCCTGCCGCACTTTCCGCAAATCGATGAGGGCAAGGAGGCGCAGGCTTATATCAAGCAGTGGCAGAGCGGCACAAAGTCACTTGCGGACATTGCCCAGGAGCAGAACAGAACCCGCACTCAGTTGCTCGATGGTCACGACGCGGACCTGCGCGAGATAAAAGACCGCGCCGGCAAACTTGGAGTTTCGATGAATATGTATGCTTCGGCACTGTTTGATATTGGTGCGGAACCGGAACTGGAAGAGCAGATCATAGAAGCGCAACAGAGCGCAGCGGAGGAATAAACAGTGGAAATTAAACTATATGAGCCGATTGGAGGATTCCTTGGGATCGACGCAAAAACATTCACGGATCAAATCCCCGCAGACGAGACAGAGATCACGGTCAGGATCAACTCACCGGGCGGAACCGTCTCTGATGGGCTTGCAATCTACAACTACCTCAAGGACCACAAAGCGCATATTACAACTGTCGTTGACGGGTACGCCGCCAGCTCTGCAAGTGTGGTGATGATGGCGGGCGACGACCGGCACGCGCACAAGTCGTCATTCGTAATGGTTCACAATCCGTGGGCCATGACAGTCGGCAACGCGGACGATCTTCGCCACCAGGCGGACGTACTGGACGAGCACGGGTCGGCGCTGCTGGATATTTACAAGAATGTAACAGGCAAGGACGATAGCGCCTTGCGTGAGATGATGGAAGATGAAACATGGATGCGCGGAGATGCCGCAATGGAGAACGGCTTCGCGACTCATGTAATTGACGAAACGGCGGAAACGAAAGCGGCAGCGGCACTCGCGTGGTCTGCCATGTTTGACGCCATCCAACAGGGCAAGGAGTTAGATATGAGTGCAAACCCAACGAAAAAAGAAGTGACCGCGCAGCGCGACGAGTTGCAGGCCGAAGTGGACGAGTTGCGTCAAAAGGTTGTCGGGGTTGACGAGGCGATTGAATCAGCCAAGTCAGAAGTCCGCACAGAGGTGCAGGCTGAAGTTGATGCAGCGCACGCCAAGCTGGGCGAAACCGAATCGGATCTGGCAGCAGTTCGCGCAGCAGTTGACACCCTCACGGAGGAAAACACCGCAGCCGACGCAATTATTGGCGAGAAGGTCGCACAGATTAACGACCAAGCGGCGACCATCGAGACGCAGCAGTCAGCCATTGACGAATCAAATGGCAAGATTTCCGCGCTTGAGAACAAGCTGAAAGACCCTGCGTATCAGGACGCGAACCTGCAAACTGTCGAGATCGACGCGCAAGCGGCGACTGATGCAGAAGCAGATGAGCTTGAGAGCGTGGCGAAGGATTCGGGCGACGAAGCCGACGATGGCAGCGCCTGGGAAGTGTATCACGGAATGCAGAGTGGCGCGGAGCGGTTGGCGTACTGGAGAGCAAACCGCAAAGCGATCATCGATTCCGAACCGACTGAGTAATCACAGAACAAACAAACAAACAAGGAAGAAGGTAAAACATGGCGAATACGCTAACTACCATTAGTCAGAGCATGTTGCAGGATGAAGTCCTGTCTGCTCTGCAACTCGGACTGAATCCGCTCAAGGCGTTCAGTTTCGCCCCGCAGGAAAAGCCGCTTTCAGTTGGCGACTCTTGCATCGTGCCGGTCATCTCATCGATGACGGCTGGATCATACAGTACCACGTTCGAGAGTGGCGACAGCACCATCACTGGCACGTCCGTCACAATCGCTGCTCCGGTATTCCGTTCCTGGCACGTCAATCCGCACACCGAGGGCATCCCCACCGCCGAGCGTTTCTTGGCATCCGGTCGGGAAGCTGCCTATGCAGTGGCGAAGAAGGTCGTGCAGAATGTGCTCGACAACTTCGTGGCAGCGAATATCGGCGATGTGGCTGACACTGACAAGAAGGTGATCACGGCTGCGAATTACGACGTGGACGATCAGGCTGATATGCTCGAACTTCTGGCCGGCAAGGGCGTCGATGGGGGCGTTAGCGCCATCCACAATATCGCCTATGCCACCGCACTCCGCAAGGACAGCGGCCTCCAGGACGCCAGCGCATACGGCAGCGATCAACTCATCCGAACGGGCGAATTGCCGCCCATCTTCGGCGTTGGTCAGTATTACACGGACGCATTCTCAAGCACCCTCACGGGCGAGAATACAACTGTCATATTCACAGGTAAAAGCACGGCAGCAATCGCAGTCGGCGCATATAACAACCTAGACGAGGGTATGGAGTCCGCCGCTGGTGTACGCAATGAAGTGATCACCGATCCAGATACGGGACTCAGCTTGACCTGGCGCACATGGGTCAACACCGCAGATGGCGTGTATTGGGGCAGCGTTTATGTCGCTTCCGGCGATGCGTTTATTCAGGACGCCGCCGTCCGTGTCGTCAGTGCGTAACTGATACCGTTGACTTGGTGCTCTCGCGGGGTAAATCCCTCGCGGGAGTCGCCGCATATCGGAGAATGAGAAATGAAGATTGGTGTAATGGTTGGAAAGAAACCGAATGGGTCTTACGAATACGTCGGACAGCCCGGTGACGTGGAGCCGCTGATCGCGGCGCAGCGTGACGAAACATCGAAGAAGAACTACGTCAAGACGTGGGTCGGAAACATTGCCAGCCGACCGCTGAAGGCAAAGAAGTGCGCTGGCGTGTCGGTTTCGCCTAGAGGCAAGGGCAAGGGCAAGTCGGCAAAGAGCGCAGACGGTTCTGAGTAATGGCGAACACGCTGGGGATTTCATTTGCCGCCGATGCCGGTGAAATGATTGCGGACATACCAAGCACTCTCGTTTGGAGCACGCAATCAATCACTGGTACGAGCGGCGAATGGGTCCGCAGTATTGACGAGGACGAGCGCGGGATATTGGATGTTCTGGAGTGCTCATGGATGGGCAAGGTTTCAGGGTTCACCGATTCGACCCTCCCGCCTCCACGCACAAAGGTCACCATTGACGGGACGCGGGCATACATAACCGACCGCGCCGAGAATATCGACGGGGACGTGGTGCGCTTCCAGTTGCGGAGGCTGGATAATACATGATCAAGGTCGAATATGACAGCGGCGATATAGACGAGCGGCTCCGCCAGCTATCGGACGCGCTTGGATTATCTGTACGCGATATTGCGCGGGATGCAATGCGGACTGGTTGCGCCTCTGCCGTCCTCGAGACTTTCCCGCACAAGAAAAGCGACGGCAGCAATGCCATCGAGCGAGATTTACACCGCATCTTCTGGCCGATTGGGAAGAACAAGATAGCGCCAGGCAGGTCCATCATCAAGAACTGGAATCCGAAGAACGCTGGCGGCGACGTGGCGCGGGCATTCAAGCTCGCGAATGGCGCAGTCGTCTATGCAGACAGAAGCTCATACAAGCCATCTGGATCGACCTCTGAGTTGCGTCGGTTCCACGAGTCGCACAGGGGGTCGCGGGGTCGGGTGCGCGGGAAGTTGAGAAAGTTCAAAGTCGGAACAATGACATTCAGCCCTAAGATATTTATGAAGCCAGGCGCTTTTAATTCGTACAAACGGGAACGTCAGAAAGGGGTCGGGAAGCTCAAGTCTGGTTGGCTCCCCGCGCTGCGATACTTCGAGCGGGTCACGTTCTCAAAAGGATCAAGCAGGGTTCCGCCGTGGGTGAAAAGGCACGAAGCCGGCGCAGATGGTTCGTGGATCGACACTATCGGCGAGGACGGGTCGGGATCAATGTCAGCACGCAACAATGCGGCAGGATGGATCGATAGCCGACGCCAGGGGCTGGAGAGTCACGTTCAGAAGCTGATGTCCACCTACTTGATGGACCATATGGACAAGCGCAAAGACAGCATCGTCAAGCGATTTAACGAGGGCAGATCGCTGGCTGGAGCGCGAGCGATATAATGCCGACCGCAGTCGCATCATGGGCGAGCGCAGAGATGAGGGGGTACGAGTATTTCCTTAATAAATTACAAAGCATCGCAGCCGTGACTGGATTCTCGCCTGACTTGTTCCCGCGCAAGCTCGCGGAGAACGAGACGGAGATGTGGACATTTGAGGTGAACGGGGACAGCCCGAAGGCGCAAACATCAACCATCGAGGCATCTGCACGACCATTGGGATGCTGGGTATTCGGGGCGCAACTATATGGAGTTTTCAGGACTCGGCAGAGCGCCCAGACCGTGGCGGGCATGGCGATGACTGCGCTGCCTGCCGACAGCAACGACATGGATA